GGTATTGAAAAAAGCCGTATCTTTGCACCGTGAAATTTAAGTTAAACGTTTTAAAAGAATAAAGAAATGAACGAAAATTTTAATGAGACAGTATTTAATGTTATCACTTCTGTTAACGCTTTGATGGTTACATCAGAAGTTAGTAAGGACGATAAGGCGGTTATCAAGTTGAACCGTTTTAAGAAGTGGCTGAATGAGTTTGCAACAGCTAACGGTCTGACACAGGTACAGTAGTAGGTAACACAGTTTGTTTAACATTTTAAAAGTTTGGAATATGGCAGACAAGAAATTTTCATTTGCTAGTAAGTTCAACAAGACTAGCTTTGGTATTGACACAACAGATTTCACTTTCGTGAAACTTGTTGATTTGTTCAACAGTACACAGGACGGTGGCGGTGATGTGGTACACCCTATCGATGGTGTTTATGTTCATAAATCACAGTTAGGTGATTCACCTGTAATTATTGACGCTGCAAACAAGCGTCTTGTGAATCTACCATCTTTCACAGGCGAAACAATCCGTGAAATCTTACAGGATTCAGACGCTATTCAAGCGATTAAAGATGGTAAGGTTGGTTACACCATCTACGAATATGAATCGCACGCTAAAAAGTGCTACAATATTACGTTTGTGGATAAGTAGTACAGGTTTTGTAGTTGTAGGGGTGTTACTTTATAGTTTCACCCCTATTATTGTTTAATTTAATATCATTAATGGTATGCCGAAAAATCCTATAGGTTTCAGTGTCAAAACGTTTGGTTTCACTTCTAAGGTGCAAATTAAACAGGAAGTTATTTCTGCTTTGCAATCGTCACCACAATTACGTAGTGAAATACGTAGGGTGTTTCAGATGGCAAACAGACGAATCCAAAACATAGAAAATGCAGATTTGGTTTCACCCGCTGTTACAGCATTAAACAAAGGTGACGTGAAAGGTTTCACAAAATTTTCTATGCGAATGAGTTGGGAAGATTTGAAAATAGAATATGGTCGTGCGGTTTCATTTCTGCAACAGCCTACATCTACCGTCACAGGAACTAGAGAGTACAGAGATTTCTTGAAACAGAAATACGATTTGACGGAAGATGAATATAAATTGATGGAAGGTGATTTGATAGGCAAAATTGCTAGCGTTTCAGATGAAAGGTTTTTGGAACAGTATTTAATGCAGTACAAAGATTTCACAGGTGAACTAGAAACTGAGGCAAAGGACGTTTCAGACCAAATAGAATCAGATGCACAGGCTTTGGCAGATTCACTACAACGTGATATTGAAAAACAGGCTGAAGAAGTGGCACAGGCAGCCGAAAACACCGTTAATAAGATTTATCAAGCATTATCTAAATTTGGTTTGTGATGGAACAGGAATATACTATAAATGATTTCATAGATAAATCTGTAGCAGAAGTACCCGATTTAAGTTATCTGCGCAGTGAATTTGATGATGATGGTTATTCTGATTTAAACGGTGCTATCACAGATGAAACGATAGAAGTTGGTACACAACAGCTTTTACAGATTCAACGAACAGGTGAAGAAATAATAGCTGACGTAAACCGACAGGTACAGGACAGAATAGACCAACAGGAACAAGAAAAATCTGAAACAGATGAATCCGATTCAGATAGTACAGATTCAGCAACAAGTTAGTAACTATGACGGCAAAGGTTAAATTTAGATTAGACGATAGAATTTTCAAACCTGTAGATATAGACAAAGTAATTTCAATGGCAGTTACCGAAAAGAACTTTATCGGCAACAACAAAGGGCAGAAATTTTTAAATGTTCCTGTTTCCTTTGATATTGAAACAACGTCTTTCTACAGGGACGAATACGGCGAAACATACAGTTATGACAGGTACATTAAATTAGGTGGTAAGCAAACCAAATTTGAAAAATGTTCTGTTATGTATGTTTGGCAGTTTGGTATCAATGGTTACACGGTGATGGGTAGAACGTGGGAAGAATTTTTAGAAATGATGGCAACAGTTGTACGTCTGCTGAAACTTTCACAGGACAGACGAATAATAGTTTTCATACACAATCTTTCTTATGAGTTCCAATTTATCCGTGAACTGTTTGAATGGATAAAAGTTTTCTCTATAGATTTGCGAAAACCTATATATGCAATAACGAAAGACGGAATAGAGTTTAGATGTAGTTACTTACTTTCGGGTTATTCACTTGCAAAGTTAGGTGAACAGTTACATACGTACAAATGTGAAAAGATGGTGGGTGATTTGAATTATTCGCTGTTACGTCACACAGGTACACCGTTAACACCTGAAGAAGTTGGTTACTGCCTAAACGATATAAAAGTGGTTATGTGTTATATAGAAGAACTGATAGAACAGTACAAAGGAATCACGAAACTGCCGATAACAAAGACAGGTTTTGTAAGAAAGTACTGTAGAAGTATCTGTTTGAAAACCAAAGATGAAAACGGAAACAGCGATAGAAATTGGAAATATATAGATTTGATTCACAGTTTGAACATAACAGGCGGTGAAGAATTTGATATGTTACAGAGGTGCTTTGCGGGTGGATTCACGCACGCAAATGCGAAATACACAGATGAAGTAATAGAAGACGTTGACAGTTACGATTTCACATCCAGTTACCCCTATGTGATGGTATCAGAAAAATTCCCTATGAGTACGGGCGTTTTTGTTCCTGTAAAATCTATGAAACAGTTTGATTTCCTATGTAGTAAGTACTGTTGTATCTTTGATATAGAGTTTACGAACATCTTTGCAACGTCTGAAAATGAGAATCCTATTTCTGTTAGTAAGTGTATCGTAAAAGAACACATAGCTGAAAATAACGGTCGTTTGGTCTGTGCGTCAAAAATTGTTATGACGATTACAGAAATAGACTACAAAGTATTTCAGAACTTCTATACGTGGGAATCCGTGAGAATCGGTAAAATGATATGCTACAGAAAGGAATATCTGCCTACAGAGTTCATAAAATCCATTTTGCACCTATACGAAATGAAAACCAAATTGAAAGGTGTTAAGGGTAAAGAAGTGGAATATTTGAACAGTAAGGAAATGTTGAATAGCTGTTACGGTATGTGTGTAACGAATCCGTTACGTGATGAAATTATATATGATTCTGACGAATGGGACGTGGAACACGTTTCAGAACAGCAGAAAATTGATATGTTAGAAACGTACAACAATTCAAAAAACCGTTTTCTGTTTTATCCGTGGGGTATCTATGTGACAGCATACGCACGAAGAAACCTGTTTACAGGAATAAGTGAATGCGGTGATGATTACATATATTCAGACACAGATTCCGTAAAAATCAAAAACGGTGATTCTCATACAGAATATTTCGCAGCGTATAACGAAATGGTGCAAATAAAGTTAAGAAAAGCCTGTAAGTTTCATAACATACCGTTTGACAAAGTAGAACCTGTTACTATCAAAGGAACTGCAAAAATGATGGGTGTTTGGGACTATGAGGGACGTTACAGACGTTTCAAGACTTTGGGCGCAAAAAGATATATGGTAGAAGAAGGTTCTGCCCTGTCTGTAGGCGGTATTGATTACAATTACAGCATGACAGTTTCGGGTGTAAACAAGAAATCTGCTATACCGTATATGCTAGAGAAATACGGTGAAGATGGAATTTTTGACGCTTTCACTAATTATCTAGATATTCCACCATCTGCAACAGGTAAGAATATTCATACGTATATTGATTACGAACAGACCGGTACGCTTACAGATTATTTAGGCAACAGACACACCTATACTACAACTACAGGGGTACATCTAGAGCCGACAGGGTACACACTATCACTATCTGTTATGTATCTTAATTATTTAATGGGAATAAGATTTAAAAAAGAATAGGCTATGAGTAAGAAAGAAGTTAAAGAAACAAAGGTCAAATTTTACAGTTTAGACCGAATAATCAGTAAAGGTGCTGATTATAACGTAATTTTCGGCGAACGTAGCAACGGTAAAACATACGCTACACTTCTGTATGGTATCAAACAATATCTGAAAACAGGTAAACAGATGGCTTATATTAGAAGATGGCGAGAGGATTTGCGTGGAAAACGTGCTGAAAGTTTGTTTGCGAATCACGTTGCAAACGGTGTGATAGCAGAACTTACAAACGGTGAGTACAACGAAGTGTTTTACTATTCGGGAAAATGGTTTCTGTCTTTCTACAATGAGGAAACAAAGAAACGTGTACCCGATACGAATCCGTTTTGTTACGGTTTCTGTCTTTCAGAACAGGAACACGAAAAATCAAGTAGTTACCCGAATATAACTACAATAGTTTTCGATGAGTTTTTGACAAGACGTTACTATCTGCCTGACGAATTTATGCTGTATATGAACCTGTTGAGTACTATTATCAGACAGCGAAATGACGTGAAAGTCTTTATGCTTGGTAACACGGTGAATCAGTTCTGCCCTTACTTTACAGAAATGGGTCTGAAACAGGTACGTGTGATGGAACAGGGAACTATAGACATTTACAAATTCGGTGAGCACGGCGCAACTGTTGCAGTAGAATATTGCAGTACTATCGTCAAACAGAAAGCTAGTAACAAATACTTCTGCTTTGATAATCAGAATTTGCAGATGATTACGGGCGGTAAATGGGAACTCGCTGTTTATCCTCACCTACCTGTAAAATACAAACCGTCTGACGTGCTGTTTGTGTTCTACATACAGTTTAATGAAATGACGTTACAGGGCAACATTATACAGGTAGAAGACAAAGAAACAGGTGTGAACAACTTTATGTATATCCACAACAAGACAACACCGATTAAGGACACGGACAACAGTTTGATATATTCGTTACAGATGAACGGTAAACCAAACTACAAACGTAAACTTCTGTCAACTGCAACGTATCTAGAAACGCAGATAGCTAGATATTTCGCTACCGATAAGGTGTTCTATCAAAATAATGAGATAGGGGAAATCGTGAGAAACTATTTGATGGCAAGTAGTAAAAGCAATATAATAGCCTAAAAATCAGTTAAATATAGAAAAAGTGTTCCACGTGGAACATTTTTTCTGTATTTTATTTGGTGGTTTCAAAAATTATTCGTATCTTTGCATCAGATTTAAAGATTAATATATGGACATAGATTCTGTAACACAGTTAGTAAGCAACGTAGGTTTCCCTGTAGCTGTCTGTATAGCTTTGTTCTTCTATATGGAAAAACAGAACGAAAGACATCAACAGGAAACAGACAAGTTAAATGAAACAGTACAAAGTAACACAAAAGTGTTAACAGAACTTTGTACGTTAATTAAAACTTTGATTAAATGAAACAGAAAGATATTTTATATTCTGCTTTTCAGACACAGGTCAAAAACAAAGATACCGCTGTACGTACGTTTGTAGAACGTGTTTTGTGTATGACTTCTAAGATGTTTGAATATACAGGTTTACCCGATACGATTCCACCTGTAGAACTTGAAAAGATTCTGCAAAATAACGGAAATGTAGGAATCGCAAAAGTGAACGGTGAACTGTATGCGCTTGATGGTTCTAAGGGTGGTGAATGTGACGCTTATTACAGACCAAAAGACTATATAGTAGCGAATCCGTGGCTTAATCTCACGAAAACGTTTCGTATAGATGGAGATATTGTGGTAATTGAAAATACACCGTACGGCGATTCACTTTTACCAATTATAGGAAAATATGCAGTACTTTACACCGATAGTGTAATTACTTTGAATCTCGCAAGCATTTTAACACGAATCACTATGCTGATTTCTGCTAGTGATGATAAGACAAAACAGTCTGCCGAAATGTTTTTGGAAAAGATTCTACAGGGTGATTTCTCAGTAATCGGTGAAAATGCGTTTTTCAAAGGTGTAAATTTGCAAACACCGTCACAACAGAGTAACCAGCAGATAGGGCAGCTGATAGAACTGATTCAGTACTATAAAGCCAGTATGTGCAACGATTTGGGTTTAAACGCAAACTATAATATGAAACGTGAACGTTTGAACACTCAAGAAGTTTCAATGAATATAGACGCTTTAATGCCTTATGTTGACGCTATGTTGCAATGTAGAACAGATGGTGTAAATCGCATAAATGAAATGTTCGGGACTGAAATTTCGGTAACGTTGGGGTCAAGTTGGAAACTGAATCACGAAAATTATCTTTCGTTGTTGCATTCAACAGAAGAAACGCACGAACACACCGAAACGGAAGATATGGAAACCGAAACAGAAGAAACTTCTGAAACAGAAGAAACTTCTGAAACAGAAGAAACAGAAGAAACTTCTGAAACAGAAGAAACTTCTGAAACAGAAGAAACTTCTGAAACAGAAGAAACTTCTGAAACAGAAGAAAATTCTGAATCGGAAGAAAAAGAAGATAAAGATGAAAGTTAAAGAAATTTTTGATTCTGAAAACGGAATCTTTGCGAACATCTTTAAACCGAATTTTCCTGTACTTTACACAACAATATTCGGTGAAGATGACCCTGTACTGATAGACATACAGGCACGCACAAAATATGGTGATAAGAATCTGATTTCTGCTATCACAAAGGAAACTGCAACGGAAATCGTAAAAGCAATCGTCACAGTTAAGTTTGACGAATGGCAGAAACAGATTCAAGTGTTTAACAAAGACTATGATGTTTTAGACCCTGTGACATCAAAAGAAGTAAGTAACGAAAGCTACACTTCTGACGAAACAGGTTCAAACAACACCGTGGATTCAAAAACTGCATTTAATGATGGAAATTTCAACAACGAATCAAAACAAGCGAGAGACACGACAGGAAACCGGCAAAGTACAACAAAGAAAGAAAGTACTAAGAGCGGTATTTCGGGCGGTATTCCTGTTAGTGAAGTTATTCAGAAAGAAATAGCTTTGCGCAAACAAAACTTTAAAGTTTCCGTGATAGCGGAACTTATAAGTGAAATAACACTAGATATTTATTAATTCTTTAATTTTATATAAAATGGAAGTAAAACAGATTTTTACGCTGATGAACAGCGTTTCACAGGAGGTTTTAGGTAAAACCGATTTAGTCAAAGAAGATTTGACAGGTATCGTAGATATGGGTATAGAGGTGTTCAATCAGAACGCTATTGACAACTATGTGAAGTCTTTGGTAAACCATATCGGTAAAGTGGTTTTCGTCAACAGACCATACAGCGGTAAAGTTCCATCTGTCTTGATGGACGCTTGGGAATTTGGTTCTGTTATGGAAAAGATTTCTGCTGATGTTCCACAGGCAGAGGAAAACGATACGTGGAATCTCAAAGACGGACAGGAATACAAACAGGACGTGTTCCACAAACCGGTAGTTACAGCTAAGTTCTTTAACTCAAAGGTTACGTTTGAAGTTCCTGTTTCAATCACAGAACGACAGGTTAAAGAATCTTTCAGTTCTGCCGCACAGTTGAACGGTTTCCTGTCTATGATTTACAACGCTGTTGATAAGTCAATGACTATCAAGACAGACGCTTTGATTATGCGCACCATTAACAATATGATAGCAGAAACTTTGGACGCTGACAAGACAGCATTTGGCGGTTCTACAGTTGACTATAGTTCTGCTTCTACAGTAAGATGTGTGAATCTGCTGAAACTCTACAACACAGCAAAGGGTGCGAAGTTGACCGCTGCAACAGCGATTCTTGACCCCGACTTTATCCGTTACGCTGCCTATCAGATGGGTTTGTACGCAGACCGTTTGGGAAGTATTTCAACTTTGTTCAACGTGGGCGGTAAAGAACGTTTCACACCGAAAGACGCTTTGCACACAGTTCTTTTGTCTGATTTCGCAAAGGCGGCACAGGCTTATTTGTACGCAGATACCTATCACAACGAACAGGTATTATTGCCACAGGCTGAAACCGTACCATCTTGGCAAGCAACAGGCAAAGACTATGCCTTTGCAAACGTTTCTAAGATAGATGTTAAATCTGCTAGCGGTGCTGCAATTTCTGTCGGTGGCGTACTCGGTGTTATGTTTGACCGTGACGCTTTGGGTGTTACAAACTCTGATAAGCGAGTAACAACCAACTACAACGCAAAGGCAGAATTTTTCAACAACTACTACAAGTTTGACGCTGCATATTTCAACGATACAAATGAGAACTTTGTCGTGTTCTTTATCGCCTAATTTAAGTGTTTAACTGTTGGGGTGATTCCTGTAAGGTGATAGTTACAGGTTTCACCCTTTAATCTTTTAGAATATGGTTACAGTAAAAACTTTCGTGTTTAATGGGAATCCAAACACCGTAAATAAAACGCTGACAGAACAGGAAACAGTTACAGGTTTGCTAAATGCTAGTTTTGACATCTTGAATCCTGTGCTAAGATTCAGAACTAGAATACCTGTAAGTTTCAATTACTGTTACGTAAATGAACTGCAAAGATATTACTTTGTGAAAGATGTTGCACAGGACGGTGATTTGTGTACGGTTAGACTGAATGTAGATGTTCTGTTTACTTACAAAGACAAAATACTACAGGCTACAGGCACAATGGTAAACGGTGAATATTCCAACAAATATTCTAGCAATCGCAGCAAAAATTATGATTTGCGCCCGATTCTGAAACAGTTAGAATTTGATTCTCAGAAAAGTTTTGCCGATACAGGTAATATAGTAATGATAACAATTAAAGGTAATAAGTAATGGCAACAACAGTACAAAACAATATACCGCACACAACGGTACAATATGAGTATGACCCTTTCAGTTCTGCATTTAAAGTTACTGTTACGTGCGATACAGGTTTCACGATTAAGGGTAAACCTACAATGACTGTAGGCGGTGACGCTTTTTCAGAAGTTGAACTAACTGTAGCAGAAAACAAGCAATCAGCAACAGGAACTATCGAATCTGAAACACAGGACACAACAATCGAACTTACCGGAGAAACAGAAAGCGGTTCAACACCTGTAGAGCCTGTTGTACCGACAGTTGAAAATAACATACCGCAAACTGACTATGAAGCTGTCTTTGATGAAAGCACGTCAAAATATACGGTGACGGTTACTTGTAAGACAGGCTATCAGTTTGTAGGAACACCTACAGTTTCCATAACAGGTGACGCATTTTCAGACCCTGTTTCACTCGCTGTTTCTTCTGACAAGTTAACAGCAACAGGTGAAATAGAAGTTTATTCTGCTAGTGATGGTTTAACGCTAGATGGTAAAACTGAAACGATTCCTGTTGTATCTGATGTTACTGTAACAAATAACATAGCAGATACAACAGAAACACACACATATATAAAAGGAACTGTTTCTATCAAGTTGACGTGTACCGACACAAAGAAACGCTATGTAGGCTGTAAAGCTAGTTACGGTGATGTTTCTGTAGATTTCCCTGTTACTGATTCTAGTGATATAACAGTAACTTTGGAAAACGTGCCTACAGGTACAAATATCACTTTAACAGGTGAATGTAGATATGTAGCTAGTGTTGTTACTGACTATCTTACAGGGTGCGCAATAACAGGTATCAAACCGTGGTATGTGGAAAATGAAACGGTTTCTGCAACGTTAACAGCGAATGCGGGAACTTATTTCAAGACAGTTCCACAAATGCAATATGTATCGGGTAGTATCATAGATAATGATAACTTTGACTTTACCGTTTCAAAAGATAAGAAAACTGCAACGATAAAACAAAAGTTATCATATTCAAAAGAATCCGTAGAACTAGCTACAATAACTTTTGTAGGTTCAACCACACCCGAAAAAGAAATAACAGGTTACGGAAGTATTAATGTTTATCGTGTGAACGATTCTATTCTGAATCAGTTTTCAAAAGCACGTTTTATAACTGATAAAGGGGAATCGGGTTTGGCTTATGATAATGATTTGGGTGATTACGTCAACAGATTACATAAAGTTTTCTGTGATGTAGGTGAAGTTACAGGAACTACAATAAAATGTGGTAATTACGATACTCTTATTAAAGCTGACAGCGTTAACGAACCTGTCTTTACACTAGATTTCGGAAACGTATCTTTACCTGTAAATAACAGCGATTCTAGCGATTTTAATGCAACGGTTAAAGTGTTTGTACCTTTCAAAGGTTTTGTGGCTGTAGATTCCGATTTTATCGGGAAAACGCTGAATCTGACATATAATATAGATTTGGTTTCGGGTGATGGTTGTTATAAACTTTCTATCGATGATATTATAATTTCACAGGACGTTGTAAAGGCTTCATCTGATGTTATCTATAAGACGGTTAAAAATCTTGATTTAACAACGATAGGTAGTAGTTCCTATAATTCTGATTATTTACAGGGTTTGAAACCGTTTGTAGTGATGAAATATTACGAACCGTTAAAGGACAGATATAACAACGACAACAGTATTAAAACGCTATCTGATGTTACAGGTTTCGCAAAGTTCAAAGATATAACTTTGCCTAATATTGAATGCTTGAATACCGAATATAACGAAATAGTTTCGTTACTTACAAAGGGTGTTTATCTATAAAAAGAAAGACAGGTAGAATCATCTACCTGTCTTTTCTTTACTTCTGATGAAATTCATTCATTAAACCTTTGCGACCAACAAATTCAAACAAACGATTCTTAATTGATTTCTCGGTTTCAAATTTTACTGAAAGATATTCAATCATTTTCATCTGTGCCTGTATCGTATCAGCACAGGCGGTTAAAAGTAAACCTGTTTCGTTACCTGTAACTTTCGCAACGTAACGGACATTTGATTCTGTAATCTTTAAAGATTCAGCTAATTTATTAAAATTTTCATTCATATTAATGTGATTCTGTGGCACAGGTAAACATCGTACCTATAAGCCAAATTGCAATTAAAAATACCATAACTATTTCTTTTCTAAATTGATGATAACTTGATTTCTCGGTTTGCCGAAAACAGGTGCAACAGAAATGTGAATCCAATAGCTTTTACAGCCTTTCTTATGTTCTGTAATAAGTTGGTCAAACCCTTTCGTTTCACGAATGATAGACAGAAGTTTTTCCATATCAGCACAAACTAAATCGGCAGCTAAACCTTTCAAATGCTGACTGTTAACAACACCGCCTACAGCTTGATTAAGCAAAGGGCAACGGAAACCGCTAGAAATAAAAATCGGTTTACCGTATTTTTCACGAATCGTGTCTAAGTAATCAGCCAAACGATTCAAGTTGTCAACGATTTCAAATGATGGTGTGTTATCAATCTGCTGTCTTTTTGCTGTTGCAGAATTGATAAATTCAGATAACTTAAAGTACTTAATCTTTTTCATATTGCTTACTATTTTTCTGTAGATGTAACCATAAACCATTTGCGAGAGTCTTTGTGTGTCGGGAAACGACCTTTTACGGTAATACTGCAATCGCCCGATAAATAATCGATTTTGTTATTAAAGAACTCGCTTACTTCATCAGAACGTACCATAAAGACGGTTACTTTGTCTGACTGTTTCAATGTGATTCTAAAATATGAATGTTCCATATATCTATATTTTATGCCTGTAGGTTTTACCCCCTACAGGCGGTTAAACATTAATCTGAAATTCTTTCTGAAAACTGTGACAGGAAAAAAGACAGAACCTTTGAATCGTGTCTGTGATGAATCGCAGCGAAAGAACAACCAAGTGAAACTACATCATCTTTGTTATATCTTTGTTCGCCGAATGATAAACCGTCAATACGCAAAGATTTAATGTAATCATTTGCTTTCATCATAGAATCTGCAACGGTGTTCATATCCCCTGTTACTCTTTCTCTGTTTATAGATGTAACAGAATAAACTTCCACACCGTTAACAAATGCCTTTGTGGTGTACTCGCGTCTAATAATATACTTTGCCATAGTTCAATAATTTAAAACGTTTAACTTAAATTTCACGGTGCAAAGATACGGCTTTTTTCAATACC